TTAAACAGTTGTTTCAGTTGTTGGTGCTGGTGTTGGTGCAATTAATTGAACTGTATTTTTATTAACAACTACATTTCCAACTGCAAGCATTAATAATTTTGGGTCGTTTAATTGTCCTGCAAATGTTGAAGCATTGTATTCAGGTACATTTGCAATGAAAGATGAACCATTATGAAGATAGATTGTTACATTCATTTATTGTGTCCTCCTATGTGATTGAATTTAGTGAATCTCTAATCCTTGTAAAGTGAAAGGCTGTTATATGTTGTCCATAAGAAACGGTTACTGGAGTTGACGTAGTTGGATTCATGTCATTAATTGCATTAATAGCAGAGTTAAAACTTGAAGCTGTTGGAACAACATAACCCGATATAGCTCCACTACCTACGTTCCTTGAGAACGTTCTTACAACCAAGCCTTTATATGCTCTAAAGTTATTTACTTTATCTAAAAACGCGTTCCACTCTGATGATGTTAAATTATACATACTTCCCGAACTTTTATTATTCGTCCATGAAAAGTTATCGGGTCTAGGTCTACTAAATACTGCTGAACTATTTGCTCCGAAACTGTTACCGTCTGTGTCATATGCAAAAACCCATACTCTATAAGACGCTCCAACAATTAGAGCAGAACTATCACCTGCCAAACTACTTTCAAATGAGCGAGTATTGTATCCTACATAGCCCATAAAATGCTGAGTGGAATTATTAGCACCTGATAAGTAAACAGCCATTGAGCTTGATGTCCTCATGTATGAAGCGTTAGTTACACCCCATGTAGCTGAGATTGTTCCCGTGGCTGATACAGATAATGATACAATTGCAGGGTCTGGATCGCTTATTGTGAAACCACGACTAACCCAGCTTGAGGCTGTGCTACCTATTCTTGCACGAACAGATACAGTATAATTACCTTTAGCAGAGGGAGGAGTAAAGTTTTGGGTGTAGGAACTGCCTGTGGAAAGAGCAACTTCTAAATCGTTTGAGCCTCCACCATTATCCACCCAACTTCTATCCCATTGTACATGTGTAGTTTCTGAACCTGCTGTTACGTTTATTGCAATGTTTGTACTGCTAACAGTAAAACTATTTATTGCAGGTGTTGCTGTTGCCATTTATTTCACCTCTATCCGAATGTAGGATATAGACCAACAACGTTAGCTTGATTAAAATCTACAGTAGTCGATCCGCCATATGGTGTACCAAATATGACATGATTGTAAATATACGTGTAACCACCCAAGTTTTCTATATGGAACTCGCCTGTCCCGTTAGGGGAATAAATAGAAGCATTGTCTCGAAAGTAAATCCCCTTTTCTTCCATGCTTCCTTGAGTTCCAACGAATAACGCACTTGCAACATTTGTAATACCTAACAAGTCAATCATTTGTGCACTAAGAGAAATGGTTGTAGCTGTCTGATTCAGCATAGAGGCAACTGTGTAACCGTTATAATCCGTATAAGAAACTCTTTGTGAAATTTGTCCTGCTTGAACACTGATATTTGATTCTGCTGTTCCCAGTCGTGAATCAATAGCAGATACATTCAACTGGATTTCATCTGCTTCAATTGTTAGAGTTGCGATTGATTCATCTAATGCTTCTACAGATAACTTAATCTCATCAGCTTGCAATTCAATTGTTGCAATTGATTCATTGACCGCTTCTACTTCTAAGGTAATTCGCTCATTTGTTTGTTCAAACTTGCTCCGATAATCCTTTTTATTTTCATCAATTTCAACGACTACAGATGCAAATAAATCAGCATTCGTTTGAGGAACTTTATTGCCCAACACAACTTTAGATGTAACGAATTTCCCATCACGAATGGTTTTAGTTTGTTCTAATACACGAGTCTGAAATTCAATATTCAGTGGTTCATATATAAGCCAAACACGTTCCCCAAGCTCTTTAGAAGTTAATTCGATTGTGTCCATCTCAAAGTAAGCTTCAGGCACATCATCTAATTGACTTTTAAGATGAGCTAATAAATCTGACGCTTCAAAGAACTTCTCATCTGTAATTGGATCAGCTTTCTTTATTCCGAATAATGGATTTTCTGCATTTGGTGAAGTATAAGTAACTACTAAACCATTAGCTCCATATCCTGTGATTTGCGTCTTCAATTTTGATGTGTCAACCTTTTTAGATAATGCACCTACATTATGCTTATATCTATACTGTGCATCGTTATCTCCACCAATTAGAGAAGTAAAATGGACAACATTATTTTTTCTAATTTCATACTCACAATTGAATTCAGTACACAAGGCATTGATTAAAGTAATTACATTAGCGTTACCATAATTCGCAATTAGTCTACTTTCTTCTATGTCACTCGTATACGTCCAACCAGTACCATTTAGTACAAATGTTGCAAACTCATTAAATGTGTGAGTTCCACCATAAATAGCATCTTGACGCTGATTAGTTAATTCAAAGAAAGTACTAGTAGCTGTTACTGTTTTTCCGTATCTTGTTTCCTCTAGTTGTTTTACTTTGAAATCAAAGCCATCAATCGTAACAATTGCCTCCTCGACTAAAATTGCATAGCCCGCATTGCTCTCGGAAGAATTAAAAGTGGCGAACGATGCAAAAAAAGCACCATTCACCACTCTGTTGATTTCTATGTTTGATATATATTCAAGAGGTTCAACTAGTAAATCATTTTGGACAACGAACAAGTTCATCACCCTTTCCATTTGTATTCAACTTTATAAAAAATAAAATTTTGTGCTAATACTAATTTCAAATTCACCACTTGCACCACTTACTGTAAAATGATTTCCTTCTGTAGCAAGTGTTATAATTTTTCTGTTTGTATTCCCAAAGATACTTGAGCCATTTTTAAATGATCGAATCCCTTGTAGCAGAATAGTATCTGAAGACAATGTTGAGCCTGTGTAAGACCATACATCTCCAGTTGTTTCATTTGTAATAGTTAAGTTATCTGAAGCACCTGTAAACTCAATTTTCATTTCATCATGCTTGCGAGGATCAACCACTTGATTTCCACTATTAAAATAAGTAAATGAAGATGTTGTAAAGGTTGCATCTGTTGGAAGGATTGATTCTGACAGACCACTCATGCACGTCATATCAATACTGAACACAGTGTTTGCTCTCCCTATAATTTCAGGAGTCCATTCATCTAAATGACACTTCCACAAAACCCCATAACGATGAACTTGTTCAATGTAAAATTCTCGACCATTGCCAATTATAGAATTTAGCAAAGTTTTTTGTTCTAATAAATCTTCATACGAATCTGCAAACGTTATGAAATCAGCTACTAGATTTCGAGGATTTAATTGTTTATCTATTACTATTGTTCCTTTTCCTTCGACTTGTTGAGTTATCGTTGAATAAGAAGGTGAAGGGATAAGGAGCTTTAATCCCGCTAATCCCATCACTTCTAAATTCAGTTGTATCCCATTTTCGTCATATATGTTTAATTGGCTTATCATCAAACGTTGACTCCTTTCATGAATAAGCTAAGGTTAGTCGAATTCAATTGTTTGCCTGAAACAAAATCTGCTACCGAATGACCAACTAAACGACCATCCAATATAGATTGAACAACAATAGTAGCTGGAGTTTGATTATTATTTTGTTCTTTTAATCCCATAGCGTTTACTATTGCACCTGCTAAGTTATTGTAGAATGTATCATTAAGAGGTAACACAGCTTCGGAATCTCCCGCTTCTGCTACTCCTTTATATCCAGACGGTGTATTAAAGATGGTTGGCTTAGTGAAAACGCCCCCGTCCTTATACCAATCTATACCGATGGACGGCATTTTTTTCACCCAATCTAAAGGGTTCACTGACCAATTTGAGAATTTAAAATGAGGAGTCTTGATATTAGGAAGCTTCAATTTTAATCCAGTGAAATAGCCTTTTATTGTTGCAATAACACCCTTTATTCTGTCTCTCGCTGATTCAATTGGACTCATGATTGCACTCTTCAAATCATTAAACTTTGTTCGTCCATCCCTTACAAGTTCAACAAATTTACTTACTGCCGCAACTTTTAATTCATTGACTTTATTGACTACTGAGGTTTTAATATCGTTAAATTTCTCCGTTACCATCTTCCACAGTTCAATTGTTTTTGCTTTAATTGTGTCCCAGTTTTTCCATAGTAAAATACCAATAGCAATTACTGCTCCAATTGCTAATGCTACAAGTCTGAGGGGATTAGCGTTTAATGCAATATTGAGCAACCATTGTAAAGCTGTTTGTGTTTTAGTTGCCGCTTGCCATGCTTTGTAAGCACCTACTAGACTATTGATTATCATCTGAGCAACAACTGCACCTGTTAAACCAAGGACAATAGGAAGTAGGATATTCATGTTATCAGCGATTAGTTTAACCGCATCTTTCACTTTTCCAAAAACAACTTCTATTGCTTCAAATGCTATGGATATGGCTTCCTTGATTGCTGGAATATTTGGTTGAATCCAATCCCATAATGCTTGGAACGATGGAATAATATTTTCTTTTATATAACCACCGACAGATTTTACTGCTGTCCCGATTTCATCCATTGCAGTTTTGGCTGTAGACTTGATTTGTGGCATATTCTCAGTAACCCAATTGAGCACCTTTGAAAACATAGGCATTAAATTCATTCCTACTTCAGTTACTAATCCACCGAATGTAGACTTTACGTTTTCCCATTTGATACGGAAATCTTCAGATTTCTTTAAATCTTCATCACTGATTATTCCTGCATTAGCTTTCATCTTCGCTAGTTCTTCATTAGTCATATTAAGGACAGGAGCTAACTCTTCACCCGTTGTTGATAGCATTGCCGTAGCGATTGCATTACGTTCGGTTACATCTTCCATTCCTTGTAAACCTTTGATTGTATCGTTGAATAATTGTTCTTGTGTTTTCAATTTTCCGCTTGAATCAGTTACAGATACACCAAGTTTGTCAAACATCTCAGCATTTTCACCCACACCAGATGATGCATCCATAGCACGTTCTGCTAAAGCTGCCATATCTCCTGCTGCGGCTTCCATACTAAATCCGAACGTCTTTGCCACGGAATCCCATTGTTGAAATCCTTTAGTAGACATACCAGTTACTTGTGCGAACTTGCTAATTTGAGAAGTTGTTTCTAAGGTTTTACCTATTAGAGCAGCCATACCACCTACTGCTATACTTGCACCAACTGCTATACCTGCACCCCATTTAGCAGCAGTTGCAATACCTTTACCTAACTTAGTGGATAACCCTTCTGCCTGTTCACCTGTCCGTGAAATTGACTTTTCAGCCTCATCAGAATCCACTAATATTGAGCCAAAGAGTTTAAATATTTCCATGTTACTTCACCTCTTTTTTCTTCAAGATGTTTTTAACATCCTCTAAAATTTCATCTACGCTTTTACTATTGTCTACCTTAGGTGATTCTTGAGGAGAGTAGAATTCTTCAAATGGCTTAAATGTTTTCTCTTCCATATTTGGGTAGACTGTCAGATATAATTGCCATGCCTTATCTTTTTCTCTTTCCTTAATTGCTTTAAGAATCATCTCTAAACCATCTTCAAGTGGCATATCAAGAATTAGTTGAGGATCGTTATAACGAACAAAAAGCAGGTCGTAGATTTCTATTCCATCTACATTCCTGCTTGTTTCAAAAAATTCTTTAGTCCTTTTTGTTCCTTAAATAATCCAATAATTTCAAATGTATCTTCAATAGGAAGATTGCTAAATTCTTTTGCTTTCAATCCAACCAATGAAGCTAAAAATGTGTTCACTTCATTTTCTGCATCACTAAGATTTTCTAAGGCTGTTTTTAATAAATCGATCATCATTTCTTTTCCTGCATCTTCTTGCGAAATTTTTTTACCTTTATATTTGTTTAAATCCACATTCATTTTTAGGTTTAACTTCTTTAAAATTTTAGACATTACATAAATATCAGAAGTCTTTAACCCTCTCATTTCATACTTGCTTTCTACTGCTTCTTCTATAATTTCTTCATTTACTTTACTCATATTTTATAGCTCCTTATATTTCTAATTATTTTTAGTGTTAAAAAAAAGCAAAGACAATTAAGTCTTTGCTCAGTGTTTATTACATGATTGTCGGATAGAAAATAGCAAAAGGAGGAGTTGTTAAATCATCAATTGCATAATGAGCTTGGAAATCAAATTCAATAGCACTCTCACCTTTATCCGATGTTGTTAGTGTCAATCCATTTGTGTTAAGAGCGTTATAAATTTGAATAATTATAGGATCACTATAACCTGATTGTTTACCTACAAAAGTAACGTCTTTAATGTATTCACTTGCAACAAATTTGTCTGTACCACGTATTTCGCTATACAATGTTGCAACATCTAATTCTGATTTAAATGCACCTAATGCACGCTCGATATTTGCTTCTGAAACTTCAATCACAGTAGCACTCATTTTAACTTCCCACGTATCAATTAGTTGTAATCCGACTACTGCCCCTTTAGCACCATCCGCTTCAATTTGACGTATCTCTGGAACTGCTGAGAATGATCCACCTCCACGGGTAGCACCAATTAACTTTCCTGCTGTTACTGCTGATTCAAACGTATCTGTTCCTACTATAAAGTTAGTAAAGAACGCTCCTGAATCTAAAACTAAATTTTTTGCTGTATCGGCTGTTAAGCCTGTATAACTTTTACCCAATCTATATCAACTCTCTTTCAAAGTATTTTAATTCGAATATTAATTTTCTACGTTTTATTGCTGGATTATCATCTTCTAGTTCGGGTAATCTGCTAGACTGATAAATTGAAAATTGAATATTCTCATCAATGTAATGCAGTCTGTTTAACCCTTTCCAAACAGAAGAGGCTAATGTTTCTAAAGCTGTTGTATCTTCTTGGTTGTCCCATATATCAATGTCTAGTATAAAAACCTCTTGTCCTTCTTTTGAGAAAGAGTTTGGGAATGAATACACGACATAAGGGAAATTAGCTTTCTTTGGAGCTTGTTCGGAGTAAGCAACTGGATGAAATTCCTTTAGTTTCTTCATGATTGCATTTCGTAAATTAATCATTAATCCTCACCATTTTCATTACCTTTATGTTCTTCCTCATCTATCAATCCAATTGCACGATTTTCATCTTCAACTGCTGATAGATATTGACCTGTTATGATTCTAATGTCGTCAAGATTCTCGAATACAGTATCACGGAGAATACCCCTTGCAGGAGAACCATGTGTACCCATTTCTTGCCTAGCTCCATACCAAGCATCGTGCTTAAAACCTAACTGAAGGTCAGTCTCCCATTTACGCACCCAGTACTGAGTAGAACGATATAAACGTTTCGACTTCTTCATTCCAGGAAGTTTCTTTAATTTTTCAATCATCCGTTTTCGAACTAACTTGGCTATATCTCTCAATGCAGCTCTTGATAATTCTTCAATTGTGTAATTGATTCTATCTACATTTGATGTAAATTCGACTCCGTTCTTACTAACTTTGGTAACACTTTTAGGCATCCCCATTGTTAACAATCCCTTCGCAAATCAATTCAAGCGTTTCGCCATTTTCAAATGTACGAATGATCTTATAAGTTTTGTCGTTATATTCAAGTTTTGGCTCATCAGCATATTCAGATAAATGAATACCAAACGTTAGCTCAGGCTTTAAACCTGTTGCTTGTGCTTGGTAAAATTCACTTTGTCTAATAGACTTTTTATTAGAAAAAACCATACGCTTAGACGGAATTGTAATAGGATCACCCATTGAATTAACTGAGGTTGTCTCAGATACTAAAAAAACAACATCACTGAACAACATTGTAATCACCACTTAATAAGATTTGAACCTTTAACGAATTATAAGCAGTTTGATACTTTTCACTGTCAGCATTTTCTAATCCAAAGTTTGCCTTACAATAAATCGTAATAGCACGAAGAATCAACGCATCATCAGTAGGTAAATTAATACCTCCACCTATTTTTAAATCTATTAACACTGCATCGATTAAGTCTTGTATGTCATCGTCTAGATAGCTGTGAGTAACACGCAATGATTTTCTAATTTTTGCTAGTAGAGCTTCTGCTGTCATTACCATCACTCGCTTTCTTACGAGTTTTTGCTTTCTTAACTACTGATTTCTCAACAATTTTAAGCGAATCAACGTCTTCATTGGCTGTAATATAGCCTTGTTTTTCAAGATATTTAACTCGCTCATAATTATTAGAAACATAAAAAGAATCAGGCACGAATAAAATGCCTGATTCTTTATCAGTAAAAGCTTTATTTACTTTATGTTTCAATTAGATTACGTCCCTTCTTATACTGCTGGAGCTACTGTTAAAATAGAGAATGCTTTCTCATGAGTTACGTTACCATCAACAGTTGTAGAAGCTGAGAATCCAGTCTTACGAGTTTTGATATCACGAGCAGTTTCAACTGTAATTGGAGCGTTTGTATTTACTGCATATCCTTTAGCGTTACCGATGATTAAAGTACCGTTTGGAATTGCTGAGTCTACTTTAACTGTGAAACCTAAAGCACGACCGACTCCGCCTTGCACTGTATCGCTCATAAACAACGGACGTCCAGTAGTATCAACAACATTTGCTAATACATTCCATACAGTTGCATTTGAAGCATAAATAGCTGTTCCTGCGATGTGTTTAGCACCTAGTTTAGCTACTGCTGCTGTCAAGTCACTGTATTCTAATCCTGCTGAAGCGTAAGCTCCTTGTTGAGAAGCTACTCCTGCCATTGCAGTTAATACACCAGTCATTTCTTTAGCTGTTCCGTTACCGTTGATTGCTTGACGACCTAATTCAGCCCCGACACGCTCAACGATTTCCCCTTTAAGATATTCAAGGAATGCAGGTACAGACATTGATTCCAATTTAAATGAAACTTCAATATACTTAGCAACTTCTTTAGCACCAAGTTGTACTTCAACAAATGCGTTTACTTCGTTCTCAGTTGCTTCTGATTCTAGGTAACCTTTAGCATCGCCTGATGTAATAGAAGCGTGTTTAGGTAAAGATAATAATCCTTTTACTTGGAATCCTTTTGAGTCAGCGAAGAAAGGAGCTGCTGCTTCGATTTCAGTGATGATTTCATTCAAAGTAGTTGTAGGAATTACAACACTTGTGTTAGCAGTAGTATGGTTATTCATTTCTTGGTAAGATACGTTTTCTTGAGTCGTTAATTCTTGACCCATTAATGATTTAGCAAAAGCGTTCTCATATGCTTTTTCGTTGCCTACTGCTGTGTTTAAGTTTTCTAATTGTGTCATTGTTGATAAGTCCCCTTTATTGTTAATTGATTTGTTTTCGATATCGATAGTTTTATTGCTTTCTTTTAAAGCGTTTAAATTAGCATTAGCAAGTTTAATAGTTTCAAACTTAGCATCTAGTGCTTCGATTTCAGCCATTTTTGCATCTGCTTCTTCTAACAAGCTTTCGTTAATAAATTCCTCTGATTCCGTTACTAATGCGTTACGTAGTTCTGTGTATTTTTCTAATTTCATGATTTCATTTCTCCTTTTAGTTTAAGTAATTTTAGTTTTGCAGAAGATTTCTGCATTAAAAAATCCACTTGATTAGTTTCAAGTGGAGCAAGATTATTCATATTAAATTGTTTTATAAGCGACTGAGGTAGAGTATCAGTATTGTAGCCACTAGCTACTAATTCCAAGTCGTCTACTTGTTTATTTGCAAACATCATCTCATCAGCAAATCCTAATTCGACTGCTTTCTGAGGAGATAACCAAGTTTCGTTATCCATCATAGCTAATATTTCTGCTTCAGATAGCCCTGTTTTCAAGACATAAGCATTAGCTATAGTTGAGTTAGCATTTCTTAATACTTCTGCTGTGTGTTCCATATCTCTATAATCACCACCTGCTTTAACAGATACATTGTGGATCATAAGCTGAGCAGTTGGACTCATTAAAACTTTATCACCAGCCATTGCAATAATGGACGCACTTGAGGCGGCAAACGAGGGAATCTTGACTGTGACTAGTCCTTTGTGTTCTTTCAATGCAGTATATATCTCGCTTCCTGCAAAGACGTTCCCACCACCCGAACTAATTACAACTTCTATATCTTCAGATTCATCAATTAATTGTGAGGTAACATCATTCGGAGAAGTAGCTTCAACTCCGTAAAATTCATATGCTTCTTTATCGCTATTTGCAATAATTGCACCCTTAATTTTAATCGTCTTCATTAAATATTTTCACCTCCTCTCTAGCTGATTGAAGGCTACTTAGTTTCCTTAGTTGATTCTTTAACTTCTGTAGTCTTATCGGATTGTTTAGCAGTATCTAAGCGTAATAAATACTCATCTCCATGAGGTACTGGATGCATGTTTAAAATTGAACGTACTTCATTTGGAGACATGATTCCTCTATCAACCATTTGCACAAGTTGTAGTTTAGTAGCCATTGACGCATAAGATAAATCGGAAGCTTCAAATACTATTTTATTTCCGAATGAACGTTCTTTCTTAGTAAACAACTTACGAGTAAACTCATTAGATAATTGAACGATAACAGGATTAATCGATTGTTCATCATAACTTATCCATTGATTTTCAGAATAATTTCCTTGAATAATGTTTTCATTAGTATTGAAATATGAATAAATTCGTTTGGTTGTTCTAGCCATTTGGTCAGCGTTTGGAATAAATGGATTTTGTGTAACTTGTTGAGCATCATATCGAGTATCAACTGCTGCCGCTCCAGTAGAATCACTAGTGTCCATATTTAAGAAAGAATCCACAAATTGTTTTGTTGTCTTCGTTAAATCTTCTGGAGATATAGCATTATGGAATTTCAACAACCATTGAATAGCAGAACTATTTTTAATTGTTTTAATTATGCCTTGATCCATTGTGACAACTACATCCATTAAAGGTTGCAATGTCTCAAAATTGGAATCACCAAAGATTTCATTACTATTAAAGTCTTGTCGCAAATGAATGATATTGCTATAAGCGAATGTTGCACGTTTACCATCATTTAAAGTAAATCGCAGGAACAATTCACCGCTAGTATTTCTCAATGCCTCTACATTTGATGTAGTGATTGGATAGATGCCTATAGGGAATCCATAATCATCTCGATCAATCAATGCGAATGAGTTATTATTCAATTCAAGATGATTCACCATTTTTTCTAATAGCTGTTGCATACCCATTAACGCATTAGGCTCTTCTAATAAAAATTTCATGTATGGTTCAGGATTAACTTTTAGCCCTGTCTCATTCTTTCTAATATGCTTGGCTGTTGTCTTACCTATTGCTTTCGATTTGACACGAATAGCAGAACGTATAATGTCACTTTGATAGACGTTTCCGTTCCAACTAAAATAACTGTTATTGTCATCCGTTAGTAACTTAACAGTGGACACATTAACAGTCTTTTCGGTATTATTATTCTGTTTAAATAAATCCATAAATCCCAAATCCTCACCACTTTCATCGTTTTAAATTATGTTCATATAATCGTTCTTTTTGTCTTGTAAAATAACGTAAGCGTCTAACATTGCTGCTAGTCCATCTATACGTTTATTACTTTTTCGTTTCCCTTTTGCAGGTTGAATATTATCATTTTTATCAATATCAACACTTGTATTAGAAAGACACCATTTTGTAATTTTATTGTTGTTATAATTAATTAGCTTCTTGTCTAAATCTGACCCTAATGATTTCATAGGGCGTGATAAAGTTTTCTTACCTTGTACTACAGGAATCATTGCATCTTTACCGAAAAACCCTTTCATTTCTTCTACCCAATATTGAGCAGACCAACTATCATATCCTATCCAAGGAATATATACATTGTATTGTTGTTGCATCTCAATGAACCAGTCAGTCACATATTTATAATGAACCTTGTTTCCTGGAGTTGTCCGTAGTAAACCCTCTTCATACCATAGGTCATATGGAACTCCATCTGCTTTACTTCTCTCTTCTAATACGTCTTCAGGAAGCCAATACATATGCTCAAAATAAACGGTATCATCACCTTTAAGCATGAACGCAATGCAGGCTGAGGTTAAATCGATATTAGAAGCTCCGTCAAATCCTGCCACGGCATATTTAGGTTTCAATACTTCAATATCGAATGTAGCTGGATTGTTTAATTGGTCAAATGTGAGCCATGCTTCAGAAGAAGTTTCACGTATATTGAATTCTTTACATACGAGGTTTTTAACTAAGAGAGGATTGGCTTTAGCTTTCTCAACTTTAGCCGCAAGAGTTTTTAGATTCTTTATCGTACCAAGTCCGGGATTTGCTTTCTTCCACATCTTTTCATCTAGCCATTCATCCCGTTTATCTAGCTCATATACGAACGCTATAAAGTGTTCATCATGATAACCATCTGAATCAGAATAGCCGTTGATAACTCTTTCAGCTTCTTCATACTTTTGGTCGTAAATATCTTCTCTTATTGTTCCTGCTGTACTTGTCATAAATATTAATGGTTGTTCTCTAGCAGTTACTCCATCAGCAATAATATCGTATAATTCTTTTCCGTTCTTCCATTGGTGAAATTCATCCATTAAAGCACCGTGAATATTCATTCCATCCAAAGTATCGGAATCACTAGCAAGAGGCTTAAATACTCCATCATTAAAGTCACTTACTAATTCAGCAACAAGTCCTTTAATTCTTTTCTTTAATATTGGAGACTTATTGACCATTCGTTTCGCTTCTGACCAAATGATTTTAGCTTGATCTTTTTTACCTGCTACTGAGTAAACCTCAGAACCTGCTTCACTATCTCCAACTAATAAATAGAGACCGACACATGAGCTTATTAAACTTTTACCATTCTTTTTTCCGATAATTAAAATCGCTTCTGAATACTTCCTGTTTCCTTCATCATCAATGAATCCAAAAATAGCCGCTAATATTGCTTTCTCCCAAAGTTCTAATAGGACAGGTTTTCCTCCCATTTTTCCCTTTGAGTGACGGCAATAATTTTCAATAAATTCTAATATGTGATTAGCTCTAGAATGTGAATAATGATAATTAGGATTATCCGTAAAATCAGATACAACTTTTTTAAAAGTTTTATAAATTTTTTGACTTACAACTTCTTCTCCACTTTCGATTAACTTCCAATATTCTAAAATTGGATTATAATCATCAGGATATTTAATCATTTTCTATCACTCAAAAATTCGTCAAATCCATCACCTTTAGGTTTATTATTATTGTTATTTCCATCACCTTTAGGTAACAAATCATATAATTGTTTGCACATAGCTTGGTAATTTTTATTCATCGTTTGATATTGTTGAGCAATTGGACGAAGCCTTTCATATGGATCAGTTTTCTCAGATTGTGAAAATTGTTCTACATATCCATTCAAATCTAAATCCTTTTCCCAACCTTCAAGAGTGATTCTCATGTAAGCAGCTCTAGGGATAAGTCCATCTATTGTCGCTAATTTATCTTTTGGTATATCCTTGTAGATACGTCTTAATCTGCGTTCTTCTTTGTTGATTCGCTCATCTTTCGTCAGCTCTTTCTTACTAGTCATAAATTCACCTTCTTTTTCTTCTTCTAAATTTGGGTAGGCGACTCTCTAAAAATCATCTGTGTATCACAGAAAGGTTCCCCTTCGGTACTTTGGACTTTTTTCAGCTTCAAATATTTGGGGGGCTACCAGTGTTTCCTATTATCATCTTCAAATTATTTATAAATATATTTTTCTAATATTATTTTTCAAATTAAAAAAGCCATCCAATGTTGAATGACTTGACTCGATTACATATGAAATTATTATTTAAATTTTATCTATCTAACTCAATCAAGTTGCCATCTACATCGAAGCCAAAGCCTTCTCTTACTGGTTCATTGTCATGCTTACTCTTATGGATATTATTATGACACTTATGACAGAGAGTAGTTAAATTGTCTGCATCTAATCTAAGTCTCCATCCTTCTTCACCATCTAATAGCTCAACCTTGTGATGGACTACATCCCCTGCTACTATCAATCCCTTACTCATACACATAGTACACAGTCCATTGTCACGATTAAATATGTAGCCTCTCGCCTTAATCCATTGAGCACTCTTATAGAACGCTGTAGCCTTACTGTTACGTCTATCCTTATCATAACTGTTACTCATGTACTCAGTCCTTTAACATACGAATCAATTCGTTATACTCTTCAATCCACTCTAAAGGGATTGGCATATTAGATTCTATATACCTGTCTAATGCTGATTGTATTTCACTCTTCCTTGCATCTATCCATATAAATCTAGGCATGATGCCTAATGGTGGTTTCTTCATTACATTCTTTGTTAGCTCATAATCTAAAGCGTTTGATTGTCTCATTGCTTATACTTCTCCTCAGTCTGATAAGTCTGTTGCACCTTCTACAGATACATCTAATACTTCTTCAGCTTCTAAATTGTTATAGAATGTTTCATCAAATATTGGAGCACCAAGCGATCCGATTATATTAGCTTCTTCTTGATACTTCACTCTTGCTAAATCGATTGCTCTCTCTTCTGTTTGAGCAACTACATAACATCTCACATATGACTCTCCTGCATATCCATTCCTTACTTCATATAGCTTCATGATTACTCCTCCTATGACCTCACATTAATTTTTATACCTAATATCTCATAATGTTCCATGTGTAACTTTCTTCCAATTAAATGTATGAATGACAGTGATGATACATATGTTGTATGTTTAGTCGTGCTGTGAATTACTTTTCTTCAAAGGTAATCATATTGTCAGCAACTATTAATGTAAGATTTCCTTTTACGTCCTTATCAATGTTTGCCATTAGTTCTGCGAACAGTTCCATTGATATATGAACTGTTGGACACCAAGAAATAAAAGCATCATTTATGTCCTTGCTTGTAGTTTTTCCTTTTTCAAAAGGTATCGTAGTTGAATACATTTAATTCAATCCTTCCTTCATCTATCTGTCTTATTAATTTTCTCCATAATAAAAAGCCACATCAATTTAGACGTGACTTTCATTTTATAACCTAACTTCATCGAAGTTTAATTTATTTGGTACAACCTGATATATCATAAATTTTAGTTTACCTGAGTGTTGAAAATCCGCTGTAGCTATTTCGATTCTCACTTCCGTATAAACCCCATCTATATCCAAATTAAAAATTCCGTGAGCCTCTTTAAGCACATTTTCGTTGCCAATTAAAGTTACTAATTCGCTTTGTAAACCTCTAAATAATAATCGTTCGCTTTCAGGCTTGCCATCCTCATACAGTTTCACTATTGCTATTACATCTTCCAATCTAAACACCTCCATTCATACTAATCATAGAATAATAGGAAATGTTTGTAAATGATAGTTTTCAAATAATCCCCAAATGTCTAGGAAACTCTTTACTCTCAACTAATGGCTCATACAATACTACATCATCCCATTCAACTCTAAGAAAATCAGCAGTCGCCTGACTATATGGCATAACATTCAAGCTACTAAATTGTAAATGGTCATCTCGCTCATTCTGCACAAAGAAACATCCTTTTGACTTTCTACTCAAAACGTCACAATGAACAACTATTGCGTTCATTCCTCGAATCATACAATTGAACAACAAAAAAGGTATGCACCTATCACTCAATTCCTCTAAGTGATACACATACCAACTAGGCTTATAATCAAACGGACTATGTTGTATTCTGTCATTTTGCCATGATTGAATAGTTTATACTTCCAGTTCCTGCACACGGTTCATATCGAGTACCATCTATAGACTCTGGATCACCAACTAATTCAGCTAATAACTTTCCAACACTTGCAGGAGTAAAATCTTGCTTCTTATTTTTTCTATCAGCATGTTCATCTTGAAAATATTCATGAAACCAATCATAAGTCACATCAAAATTAAATAACTCAAGAAACTCAATGAATACTTTCTCACGTTTCTCTTTATCCCTTAATAGCTTCATCAATGCTTCAGGAGCTTTGTATGAATCGTCTATCTCTAATAGCTCATTAATCTTCTTAGTCACATCACTCATTCAACTACTGCCTCAACAATCAGATACTTTTCCTTGGCCTCAGTAATTAAATCCAATTCTCTTTGAATCTCATCATATTTCCCTTTTTTCAATAATGATTTAATCAACTCAATTTTCCCATCAAATCCATTAGTAAACTGTTCGACTTTATAATCCATTTTGTCTGATTTAGCCTTAAGATTTTTGTATCTTGTATTCGGTGTATATGCCTCAATATTAAATGTTGTCATTCTATCCATTCTCCTCTTATTATCATTTTTGTATTTCAATTTTCATTTCTTCTATATTAGGCAACTTAAAGTGACAAACTCCTATAAGAAATCCTGTGACAAATTTCACCTAATTTTATGATTGTAATTAAAATCAGTGTAATTAATATGAAGATGCCCTAAATCCAATTGCCAATCTAAGCATGAATCTTTAGCATTTCCTTTCCTTGCTCCATTTGTGCGAATTCCCCATCTACGCTTGATATTTATTTCTGGATCATTCCCATACTCTAAGAAGTTTCTTTTGCGAATTTGTTTGTAATTACTTACAGAAATATTCTTGCTACTTTTATGAAACCACCAATCAATTAAAATCATTTCTCCACTCCTATTTTCTTCAAATTGTTCCACAAGGAACTTTCTTCCAATTTCACGAATGAAAGTATATTATCATACATATACTAGAAGCTGCCTATTTTCCACTCAAACTTATCTCCATTGAGCATCCTACACAATACCCCTCATAACATAACCAATCTGTATCACTCTTACATTTTCTACATTTCAATTTAACTTGCTTTTTACTCATCTCAACAAACAACCTTCTTCACAATTTCAAGCTGATCCATTTCATCATAATCACGTTCAATAAATATTTTCGTCACACTCTTCAAATAGTCCAGCAACTTTTCATTGTTTTCAAATGGCTCATGTTCTCCAAATAAAACCTCTTTATTTCCATTTAGATAAATAAACACAATCCCCTCATCTAATTTTTTGCCTCTTGTTCCATCAATAAATTCATATGATCGCCAATCAAGCTTTAGGGTGTCTTTATCTGCCTGAATAACTTTTAGTCTGTATGACTGCAATTCAGGTTTAATCTTGTCCTTTTGATTCCTTACATACTCATAAACCTCATTAATCGTAATTTCATTTATCTCTGCTGTTGTTTGCACTGCTAATCCATTCACTTTAACCTCAACTGGCACAACAATTGATTTATTTATTTTCTCTTTCTCCTTTTCATACTCAGATAATTTCCGTTCATTCAAGTTTTTCGTCAGCATCATCAAACTCGCTTCATTAAATAACTCTTTCGCCTTTTCTTCACTTAATACTGGATGATGCAAGTTATATGTGTATGTCATTTTCCATTCTCCTCTTTGTTTTTAAATTTCCGTTTCTACCGATTAGTCTTGTTTTTGATTTAATACAACCGCAAAATGTGGTGTATATTCTCCATTCCATCCACCTGATACATGAGCAGTAAACCAATCTAATGCATTCTCATATGCTTCTTCCTCATCTTCACCATTTTCTATAAACTCTTGTGTAATAATTTCAATACACATTTTTTCATCATATAGAGCTGTTGGAGTTTCACCATGTCTATAAACTAGTCCGATAATTGCTTTATCAAATTGAAAACCTTCTAATAATAAAATATCCTCATTAATTTCTGCAAGTTGTTTTCTAATGTTATTCATTTTCCATTCTCCTTTTTAATTTCATCAATTTTTTTAGCTACTTTCAGTACATATCTGTACCAACTTAACTCAATTTGTTTTCCTATTAATCTAAATAACTCCTTAAATTCAGCCATTGAACACCTCTTATTTTTGTCTAATCTCTATGCTGTGAGCAATTTGCAATTGATTATAATCGATTTTATTCAATCCTAGCTGTATTTTTAATAGCCATATTTCATGCAAAAGTGATTCAATTTTTAATTCATATTCAAATTTTAAATCATCAAGTTCTTCATTCATGTTCTTTCCTCCTACGTTTTTATCGTGCTTCGATATACTCAACTAATCGCTTATAATGGGTATCGCTAATATTTACTTTGTTTGAAAAGAAGTAACTGATCCATGCCTCAGATACATTTAACGCTGAAGCTATCGAGCTTTGGCGGATTCGTTTTCGTTTCATTTTCATATAAAGCTCAAATCTTTCTTGCTCATCTTGTTTGCTTATCATCTCTTACCATCTCCTTTCTTTTTAGTATGGTACTTCTATTCGTAAGTCCTTTGTCGTTGGTTATGTATTCGCTTAGTTTATAAATTAATAAAAAAAACGTGCTACTACCACTTAAGATAGCAACACGCCCAAATAAAACCAATATCAGGATAAAACTTAAAACTTGTCATTATTAGATGGAGGTCTAAAAAATGTCAAAAAAACCGTTAGTAATAGACACAAGCAGAGAAGGAGACTAATCCCTCTCATATAGGCTATTATCTCCAAAATGTCAATAGGTTAAAAGAGATGGAAAATAGGTTAATATGTTAACGTTTTATTTTTCATATTATTTTCTCTAAAGCGTGACATATTATTATGAAATTTTCTTATCTCGACTCTTCTGCTTTCTCAACCTCGCTGCTTCACGTTTAGCTTTATCTCCACATTTAGTACACATTACTTGTCGATTTGAAGTAGGTTCAAACTTTTCTTTACACTTGCACTTCTTCAATTTCCCTAGGCTACTCTTCATGTTCCATAGTATCTCCGTTCCAAAACATTGCCACATAAACATTTTATATTCACTCTTACTCTCATGGAGATATTTGACCAATACATCAGTTACATAAGTTGCATCATCATTCAATTTCAATAGTTCTTCTCTGACCGTTTGAATAGCAAATAACTGAGTTGGTGTATCTCCTTGCAACTCCAATTGTGTTTGTAGTTTAAAATATCTGGTAGCTGTCAATTCCTTATACTTTTCTACAATTGCATTATCAATTTTCACGCTTGGATCACTCATCAATTTAGTGTAATCAAATGCTCCATTGTTAAAAGATAAACGCTTAGTATTCATAATGTCGTATAAGCGATTAACTGTACTATTGTTACGTTCTAAAACTTTATCACTCGTTTTATCCTTAGCTTGCATAAAGAAGGCAGGTAGCTTGTCATTCTTCAATTTATTAATTTTCTTCTTTATAGCTTTAGGTGGCTCTGCAAAAAATAGTGTTTTGGCATAATCTATTGCCAAATTATTTTGATACGTCAACTGTCCTACAAGTTTTAAATCATCAGCAGTTATTTCATCTTGTCCGAAAATTTTACTAATTGTATTTGAAATATCTCCGATGTTCATTGAAAATGCAGCTTTTAAACTTAACAGGATATTATCATTATTAATTTTTCGTGCTTCCGCTGTTCCTAACTCATATTGTAAAGGTACAACACCTTTCATATGATCCTTAGCATTTTCAAGAAACGTTTCATCATCTATGACCAATGCAGTATCTCCATCATTGTCGAATTGAAGCACTTTACTAATGTCACTAAATATAGATGTGTATATCCCATTAGTTGTAAACCATTTAGATACACGCTCATTTACAATATTTGTGTTTAAACTGTGTTCTATATATAAATGGGGAGATCTTAAAATACATACCTCTTTGTTATCATCATACAATTTACAACTTACTTCCTTGTCATTAATTAATCCAGTAACCTCTAATCCAAATAGCCATTGAGAAAATGCATATACATCAGGAATAATATACATCCGTTTACTGTTAGGAATAACAATCTTTCCACTTCGAGCATCCTTTACTAATGCACTTTTCTTCATTTTAATCATATTTTTAAAGTGGTCATCGTTTATTAATTCAGGATACATGAGCAATGCTTCTTCCCAAGGTTGCTTGTACTTCTTATCCTTAGTCACTCCTACAAACTCAATCATACTCTGAGTGGTTGCTGTAGCGTTCTCAATTTTCGACTTAGTATTGCTAGAAATTATCTCTAAGTCAGACTGTGACATTTCGTGCAAGGTTTGGATCATCTGATAATTAACTCTCACGTCCTTGAACGTTTCGTTTTCAACATCACAAATTGAAAACTCACAATCATATTCCTTAAAGTTGGTTTTATAATGATCCCACGAATCAAAGTACTTCCACATTTTAAACTGACTAGCCGTAAAAATTACCTGTACGTCATCAGAAATGATTTCCCATTCCTTGCCCCATACATCCACAACTTTTGGTTTAGCATCTTCATGCTCAGAAATAAATTTAATAAAGTCAAAGCTTGTTAACAACCCTTTGAAAAATACTCCTCTAAATTGGATATTAGTATCTGATATAGATGGGAGCATTACTCCGCAACCGTCCATAACCTCATTGGTCACCTGCATACATTTACGTGTTACCTCGTAATCTGATCCAATGTAATCAACCTCTTTATCTTTCATTGTGAATTTGAAATCATCAACTACAATTGCTTTATCAATATCGAATCCTTCCCATTTAACAGAAGAAGAATTGCATAAAGCAGAATAGGCTAGATATTTATTTATCGAGATACCACCATTTTTATTAATATCTTCGATGGTTAGTCCAGAAGTCAATTTGTCTTTAATCTTAGAATATTTAGCTTCATTGAGAAAAACGAGCTTTTTCGTTCTCACCTGTCCTGCCGAACTGAATACATAACGATAGCGTTCTCCATTATAGTCAAAGCCTTTTTTAACTAAACTGTCCATAATCGCATATTCGTACACTTGTACAATCATAAAGTCAGTCGTAGGAGTGTTATTATCGTTATCAATTTCTAACGCTCTAGTAAAAGCACTTTCAAATTGAGCGATGATCCTTTTTTGAGTTAATGCTAACTCACTTAATTCTCGTACACCTGTAAAATTTTCTATTATGATATCCAACTCATTTTTAATCTTCTTCATTTCAGTTTCATTATCATCTAATTGATTAAACTCTGAATCAGCAATTAATTTAATTTTCTTGTCTAATTCTTTATTTTTATTTTTCAATTCAATTTTCAGATTTTCACCTTTTGTTTTCTTTATCATCTTATTGTTTAGTTTAATTTCTTTTAATTCTGAAGCAGCCAGTAATTTAATTTCTTTGTTCAGCTCTTTATTTTTATTTAGAAGCTCATAAAATTCATTTTGTTTAGCTCTCTCTTGCTCATTGTAAAATGCCTTAGTAGTTACGGAATATAGGTATACCTGATTTGTTTGTGTCATGTTTTGTTCCTCCATTTTCTAATTTAATGCTTGATTTATCTGATAACAGTGTTTATAATATTTAATAGATAAGTCTTTTCACTTTCAGTCATCCAGTCTAAAAAATTTAAATTGCAATAGCGTTATAATATTTTTCCAAATCCATTAAATACATTGATCCCGATTTCCGAGGGCATGGTCGCTGTGGTTTAATGGTGTAATTACCTTTCAAGGGCATTAATGAATCATCTAATTTTGCTTGTTTCTTTTCAACCACTTCGAGCTGCCACCCGAATGGTCTATTATCAACTTCGGCTTTAACTTCTATTTCTTCTTCCTCTATGCAAATCTGACTAATATCAATCATTCCCTCTTTTGTTTTCTTACTAGCTTGTACAGGCTTGGGTGGAACAGTTTCAACTCGCTCTTTCTTCTTAGCAAATCTACTCATGCGTAACATCCATTCCATTTCTTCATTAACAATTTTAGGCTCTATAACTTCTTCTTTAGAATCATTAAATAAATGTGTTACATCAACAGGAATTTCTTTTTGTTGCTCAAATGCTTTATCGACTTCTTCTATAGTAGGTTGATTTTGATTTGTAGCCGGGAATCCAACTGGACGTTGATCTTCTTCAATATTGTTCTTAATCAAATTAGTTAATTTCACTTTTTCAATGTTCTTGCCAATATTTTTAATCTCAGCTTCAAGTTCTGATTCTATTAAGTTTCCATATCCAGTTTGTTTTAAAAGTAACAAGACGTTTGCTACATAAAGCTGTTTTGAATAAGATTTACCATTGGTGTAGTCGTCATTATTTATTGGTCTGCTATAAGTCAACTCAAGAAAACGTTTTACAAATGCTTCATTTAACTGTTTGTTATCAATTTCTTCATTGTGGTCATCATCTAATATTTGTACTTTTATCTTTTTAAAATATCGTTCAATCTGAAATTCTTCTCGCATATACTTTGCGACTTCTTTTAAAATCCTTTTTCCTTCTTTTGGTGCAAATGGCTTTCTTGCTTTAGCTTGAGCAAACTTTGACCACTCAACTCCTAAAGAGTCCACTTTCGCTTTCTCATATGCTTCCATCTCCTCAAATGCTTTTTTGCTGATTTCCTTATATCGATTATCATAAAGCTTTTTATATTCTTCTTCAGAATGTTCTTCAGGATCAATATATTCCTCTTCCATATACTCTTCAGTTGTGAAAATTCTCCCTTCAAATTCAAGCTTTTTAAATGAACGTCTAATAACATCTATCCTACGAGTCTGAGAATTTTCCTTTACTGTCTTCAACATGTTCACCATTTTTTCTTCATCCATATAATCTTTGTAATTCTCTACAAATGTCTCTCCAAGTTTTGACCAGTCATTACTACCTAATCGAAATAGAAATAAATTATCTGCCCAATTGTTTACTGTGTAACTGGCTGAGTCTCCATCTCTAATCCTAAGAACTAAGCCCCTCATGATCCCCTCGTCCATAATTAAATCTAAATCAGTCGCCTTATTTCCATTTGTTACGTTTCCAGTTATGCGTTTAGATGGAGAATCTTTAAGACCCGTTAGAATTACCTTTCCTTTATTGCCTCCACCTGTGACAATTACCTCATCAGCCAAACATTCAAGATTCTTTCTTAATGTTTCTTTTTGGTTGGTAGCAAGTTTTTTATTTTTATCAAAACTTTCTAACTGGCTTTGTGCAGCCTCGATTCCATTATCAATACAAAATTGAATTCCTTCTCTAACTGATAAAACCATTTCCTTCTTGTCTACAATGTTCATTTTAATGCTCCTGTTCACTATTATATTTTTGGGGACGAACTCAACCTATAGGTTATATTATCTTTTACTTACAGTTTGACTTCGTCCCCATTTAGACTACCGCTGATTGTTTATGCTTGTTACGAGTCCACTCTGTAAGCAGTCTATCTAACTCTTGATTTCGTTCAAATATCCAAATTGTTTTTTTAGTTTTATAATGAATAGCTGTTCTTTCTGGAGTCAGTTTATTACTCTTTAAAAAAATCATTTGCTGAATACTGAAGCAATCATAATATTTTCTGTTCATCTGTAATCGTCTCCGTTCTGTTCTAAAAATTTTCACTTTGCGACTTTTCTATAGTAGTTTGTTTGTGTGCTATTCAAGATGTCGACTTATACTTATATTCATCCAATAACATGGTTAACTCCTTGGAACGTAGAAACACCCAGTAATATCTACCTGATGTTTTATGAGTCCCTTCTTCAATCCATACCAATCCATTTTTACTTAAGTGCTTTCTAATTCTTGCTGAGTAACAATAATAATTTAAAATAAGTAAAACTCCTTTCAATCGTCTTCATTTAGCTATTTACCTCAATAAACTTTTTGATTGTCTTCATCCGTTCCTCAGCAAATGTTTCTTTCCCATTCATCCATTTGCTCATAGTCACATGGTGAACACCGATTTGATTAGCTACGAATATTTGTTTCATTCCTTTGAGCTTAATTAGTTCTTTGATTTGAACTCGTAAATTTTCGTTTAATATATCTCTTGTTCTCATTTCCATTAACCTCCTTTCCCTTGCTATGCTTATGTTTTGTTAATAAATGTTAGTGTAGAGTGTTAAAAAAAGGGGCTGCCCCACAAACACCTACACCAATAACATGTCATTCACGTTGAATATTTTTGTTGACATTACATTTTTATTTGTGATATGATTATATTTTATTTTCAAAATAAGTCCTTACACAAATTACTATATACATTAAATCCGATTTTATCAGTAGGACTATTTTACTATCTTTTCAAATTGTATAAATAAAGCTCTACATATACATTCGTGTCCTTCACTATCCATTTACCTCTATTTTTCCGTGTAATGAAATTTAGTTTTCTTCCCTATATATATCTTCGGTGATACGTATCACCAAAAGTAGTCTTTTTTCCGTGTGATTGAATTTACCAAATACTACCATATTAAAAAATGAGTGAGTTAAAAAAGAACCCCTCACTATATAAGGCGTCTTCTAACCCCTTTCTAAACCTTTTTAGGTAGGTCTAAAGTACCTTTTTTCAAAAGATGAATCTAAAGTATTAGTATTTTCTTCACAACTTGGTTAAAATGTAATGATTTGTATTTTATAAAATAGTCATAAAGTATTATACGTTTCTAAAATTGTAAATATTTTGAAATATATTGTTAGTTCTGATATTGATAAAAATTTGAAGATTGCACAAAAAAGAACCCTGCATATTCCTAAGAGGGTTGGGAACGATTATTCTTCATTTTTCGGCACAATTCTATTTTCGAATACAATAGGCACTTTAAAAATGGTCAAATTTTATTTCTATTCATTACATCTCATCCAACATCTACCCAACCTCTCACAATCGTTTTATTAATACGTAGAACGCTCTTAGACATGTCTTAATAGGATTCATGAATATTTGTGTGTCATTTGTATTCGCTTTGTAAGTCTTTTAATTTTAATGTTCCTCGAATTACCTCATTAATCCTGTTTATCTCATCCAGCGTAAAAAAGTCTTCAAGATCATTTTCTAGCTCATCCATAAGTTGTTCATTTTGGATCACCATATTCATCTACTCCTATCTCAAAGTCATTCATTTAAAGACTTGGCAGAAATTGTTTTTGATAAGCTAATCGGCAAGGCTTCAAATGTCTCTTGCATGTTATGCGGATTCCGCATAAGCTCACGTACAGTCATTTCATCTACAGTTTTCGTTTCACCTGATGATGGGACTGTATGATGCTTTTCTCGTTCTTCTTCATCAATAGTTGCTATATGATATAGAGCATCCAAACCCTTATTACTGTACGTCAAGTAATTATTATTCCCTAGCTCGCTAAATACTCTTATAAATCTATCTGATTGTTGATATGACATACTTACGGACTCTAACCATTCCCCCCAATATCCTCTTGCTACAATTGCGTTGTTATCTTTATCTGTTCCTTCTGGCAATCCAAACTTGCTAGGATTGTATTTTACTTCATGTAATCGTCTACCAATCTCATAAATAGCTTCACCTGCCATTCGTTGATATGCATTAATCTCTGCTGTGATAACTGTAATATCTTCTGATAATACTAATTCATTACTCATACTCATATTCTTCCTAGACTTACCTCTTAGAATCGATTCTGCAATAGCTAGAACGCTCTCAGACGTGTCTTATTAAGCTCAACGAATATTACATCATTTAAAAGAGTGACTCTCAGAGTAAGCTAGATAATAAAACATACTATAGAGAGCCAAATGGGACATCAATGTCTCACTTAGGAATTACAATATTTCATCTCACCTGAAAAGCGAATTTGAATTCGGGTTCGGAAACCTGAGTTTCCCAACAATTCAAAACTCTTCAAAACAATTTAAAAATATGAACGTGTCTTAACCTAGGCAAAAAGAAAAGCACCTCACCATTTCATGAAGTGCTTGAAGCAATTTTGATTTGGCTATTTAGTTAGTTTATTGGCAAATTTAGTCGCTTAGCATCTTCTATACTTTCGACTGCTTTAATCAAATCTTGGCTAAACTGTTTGGCTTCATTTAAATTCATCGTTCCTGCAATATCCCACAAAATGTCTTCAGAAAGATCAAGACTCTTCAAATTATTAATAAATGTCTTGATTACCTCTTTTTCATACTCTTCATCGGCATACTCATCTTCTATTTCTTCATCGTCTTCGTCAACATTCAAATGAATTAATTGAACTTTTGCAAGTTCTACAACATTACTTTTTTCATCTTCTGTGATTTCTTCTTCTAATTCAATTGAAGCCTGATGCAAATGAGCAGATAGAAATAATAGTCTATCTTCAAGTGCGTCTTCTCTACTGACTTCGGTTGCTGCTCCCTCGTCATCATAGATAACATGTTTCCCGTGTAATACCTCTTCGATTTCATTAGATAGTTTTTTAAAACCTTGTGCGTAAGATTTAATTGTATTTGTCATTTTGCTACCTCCATTTGTGTATTCTTATAAATTGTTGTCCAATTGCCATCTCCAAAAGTAAAACTGACACCATAATTCTGCTTGCTTAAATACTCTTGAATAGCTTTGTTCCATTCCACTCCATTTATTTCATAGTTCACATCTTTAAGATTTACCGTGATACCATCTTCTTCACTAGCTTCAAAGCATTCCATAATTTCATCTTTTAAAAAGTCTAAAGTTAAGGTCACAAATTTACTTTTATTCATTTCATTCTCCATTTCAGCTAGCGAGAAATTAGAAACTTGTTTTGTTTTTGGTTCCACTTCGTATTCAAAAATACCATTTTCCATTTCTTCTCCATGACCGCCACCATTACCATCCCAGATAGTTTTAAATAGAGTCCACCGAATTTCATCATCACTAATATTCCACATTCTTACTGTAAAATCCTCATCGTCTTTATCAATATAAATTCGATCCAAATCCCAATCAGTAAGTTTATAATTGCTTTCTTCACCAAAAATTTGTTTCGCTAAATCTTGAATAGGTTGTGGTATTTCATTTTCTGTCATTGTATTATCCCCTTTTGATTTTTAGTTTTTTGTTGGTTCTAAAATTTGATGCTCATGCCTTTTGGTAATCGAATATAATCACCTCCTTCTATTTCTTCTAAGTCTTCAATTAATTTCTCTATCATCTCAATTTTTTTCTGAAAGGTATCCTTATACAGAATTGAAGAGTGAAGATTCTCGTTTAGTTGTGTAAGCAAAGTCAACATTTTCACTTGACGCTCAAGGAGAGATACATCCCACTCATATTTACTTATAACTCCCTGCGTTAATCCATCTTCGTCATCAGTTTGTTTGGCTTGGTTTAAAATGTTTTGAGTGAATATCAGTTCTATTTCTGTTTTATCTAATTGCGATAGATCGCTTACTTCAAGTAAATACCGTTTATTTTCTGGAATTTTAAATAGATCATATAAAGCCAATTTATATTTAATTGGAAAGTTTTTACTCCCGTTCTTCCAGTTCGTTGGTGCTGACTTACTAATTCCTAGTAAAGATGATATTTCCGTTAATGTCCTTTTATTGATTGTGCAAAAATAATCTAATCCGTGCATGTAGTTCACCTCCTTTTAGGTTACTGTAACCCTTAATAAGAAGGATACAGTAACCCTTAAAGAAATGCAACTATTTTTAAAATTTAATTTGCAAACTTACACTATTACTCGTTCATTTCTTCGTCTACAGACTCTACCTTGTCCAATTCCAAGCCAAGAAACTCAAAGTCAGTATCTCCTATAACATCACTACAAAGGCTAATATGAGCATTTGAGACTGTAAATTGATTGAACATAGTCAATACTTCTTCTACTGATAAGTGTGATCCAACTGTGATTGTAAATTTAGCTAATGTTTTTACCCCTTGTTCTTCAACTGATTGAGTTGCTATTACTAATTTTGTCATTTTCATTTCCCCTTTGAGTGTGATATTTATATTTGTGTTAATTTGAATCCTAGTACATCTTCCAATTCATATCGGTGGATTTTATTGATTTGGTAATAGTCATGTCCACCGTAATAACAACTGACGATTGCAAAGTCCTGATATCTACCTTCTAGATAAGCTGTAAAATTACAAGAAGGACTGTCACTGTTATTTTCATAAATGAATTTTTTTACAACACAATTACGTATTTTTAATTTCAACTCTTCAACTAATTCAGCAGTAGTTAACTCTTGTATTGCTTGATAATCAAGTTGACCATCTTCCAAAATAAAAGAATTTTCCTTTATCATACAACAACCTCCTTCAAATTGATGAAGCTACAAGTAAAACAATTAAAGCTACAGTACAATATCCACCATAAAACCATAACCGATCACTCCAATGTATCTCCTCTGGAATATCTGAGAGGAAATAACAATCTAATTTATCTATCAACTTCACTTCATTGCCTCCTATTCGTTTAACTAATTCCGTTTAACTAATTACATCATATAACGAACTTCGTTAAACGTCAATAGATTTACTAAATTATTTTTTTAGGGTATACTAAGATAAATGAGGTGATGAAAATGACTGTTAAAATAACATTAAGCGATACTCTTCAGCGACTTGAAAAACAAGGTGTTATTATGACTAAGAATAAAATTGCAGTGGAATCTAAAACTAGACCCTCAACTTTATCTGATCTTTTCAATGGGGGAACTTTGGCAATAAAACTCAAGACGTTGGATAATATCCTAGATGCCATGAATCGCTTATATCCTGAAGGCAACTTTACGATTGAAGATATAGTGAAATATGAAAAGGATTAA